TATGACCTGAGAGCCTAGTGGGTCGATGATCGACACCACGTCGTAAGTATTGCCGATGGTCTGGTTTAAGCGGTAGCCGATTATGTTGAACACGCGACCTGCCTGCCCGGTGTAGCGCATCCCGGATATAACCTGCTTGGCAGTCACGCTACTGGTGGGGCTGGTGCCGGTGTACAGCTCCGCTACCGGGGTAAGCTCAGTTGGGTTGGGGTCGTCGGTAGTGGTGACCAGCGCCACCGCAGTCGCGCCCTCCCGCGCCACCATGTCGTTCTTCAGATACGGCGTTGCGGTGTTGTCAGGTATCCATTCGCCGCGTGGGCGCACCCGGTCTAGGTCTAGCACGTCAGCTTCGGCATGCGTGTGCGGGATCGGGGCGGGCTGAGTACCGCTGATGTTCTGGTAGCTGGTGGCGTGCGGGTTGTTGGTGTCTAACTTATGCGTGTCGATGCTCGACTGAACCGCCGCGTCCTTGGTATCCACCGTGGCTTGCGGGTACTTATCCAGATCGGTGACGTCGGCTTCGACATGCGTGTGCGGCGAGGGCGGGAAGGTAGTCGGTTTGTTTTGAACGTCGTCCCACTGGACGACGCCGCCAAACGGCGTGTAGTCATCGTCCACCGACGCGTATGATCCCGCGCAGACACCGATGTTTACCGGCCTCGCACCGGTGTAGAAATAGACTTCTCCGATGTGCCTGAAATAGACCACGCGACCTTCAGGAATCACCGCGCACCCGGCTTCGCTGTTCAGCTGCCCGGTGTAGTCGGTGGCGTTGGCGTCACCCGATACCGTGCCGTCGCCTGCATTGTCGGTAACGGTGTAGAAATAATCGCCATTGCTGATTCCCTCCAGCGCCTCGGTGATGAAGTCGAAGTTCACATCGCCAAGATGGAAAGCCCGTTCTACCTCGGCGCGGAAGCGGCGCTCGTTGCGCACTACTTCCTCGCCGGGGGTATCCGGTGATATCGCTCTGAATACCGTGCGCGTTATGGGCATTTAAGCCTCCGTCAGAAGTCCCCAAAACCGGTCTTCAGTTTCAGGCGCGGTATTGAACACGATATCGGTGTCGCCCGCGTTATCAAGGGTGGTGTAGTCAACCCCCGGCTCTTGCGGATTCCCGTCGATCAGGACGTCCAGACTCTCTGGCGTGGTGAATGCAACACCGGTGCCCGCGACTTTGATACTGAATGTCGTAGTCGATCCGTCAAAAACCAGCGGGTCTATTTTCACCCGTTGGATCACTACGCTGATCGCGGCATTTTCGGTCCATATCTCCACCCGGTCACCAGCCTGCGAAGATGCGGCCAATGTCACCGACGTCGCATCGAACGTGTACTCGTCCGTTTCGCGCAGGTTCAGCCCGTTCCTGAAAACGTCTTTGGTGTCTATCCAGACCGGGGTGTTGCCTTGGTCATCCGCGACGTTGATAAGCGTTTGGCCTGCGCTCATGGTGTAGTAGAATTTGGACCGGGCTGATGGAACACCGACCACGATCGCGGTGTTCTCAACCGGGGTCCACGGCACGACGACACCCACATCAACCGTTGGGCCTGACACGAATATGGGGTTGGTGACCTGCCCCGTCCCAGTCGGCGGGGTCAGCGTCAGGAATCCTGCCGTTGCCGACACATAATACGTTTCACCCGCGACCGGGTTACCCCCGGATATAACCGACGGGTCAAACTCCTTCAGGCCACCGGTGGACTGAAGGACGAAACTGTCTAGGTCGATGACCTCACGCACGATAGCGATCCCCAGCAGGGATGCTGACGCCGCTGACGCCAACGAGTACCCTGACCCCTGCAAAGCCGCTGGTTGGCCTATTTTGCTGAACGGGTGCGCCGTCTGATGCACCGTCCACACGCCGCCGAACACGCCGTCCGTGTCGGTAGCGCCGACTTCGGTCCACCGCGTAGGATCTAGGTGGGGCTCAACCGTGGACACCCCCGTCGGGAAAGACGATATCTGGGTGAAGAGGCTGCTTACATTGTCAACCGCGGTCGATCGACTTTGCACGCTGTCAAGCGGACCGTACACATTCCCTGACGACCACATGCCTTTGACGACGAGGCTGTCACCGTCGCCCCCCGGGGCACCGGTGTCGCCCTGCTCTCCGGGTAGCCCGGCTGGCCCGCGCGTGCCATCATACACCACCACGGTGCGGCTCGTTTCTGAGAAGATACCGCCAAGTTTCGGCGTATCAGTGAGTTCGATCAAATCAACCATCTGTCACCTGCCTTAATCGTTTGTGGACACCGCCGCGTTGAACAGGCGGGTATTGTCGGTTCCGGGGCCTATGAGTTCGCAGTACGCCACGATATCCCAATAGGGCAAGGACGACGTATCCGTGGTCGTGGCGGCGAAGCTGAACAAGATCGGTGGGTCGTTCGGTAGCGGATCGGGGTCCAGCACCGGGGTGGCGTTGAGCGTAAGATACGTAGATGAAAGATCGTCCTGCCGATCCCTGAACACCAAGTTCATGCTGTACGCTTCCGGGTTAGCGATAATCTCGGCGTACGCATCTGACAGCGCCACGTCCAGCGCCCAGTTCGATCCCCTCGTAACGCACAGGTCTACGCTTTCAGTGCAAGCCATCAGCCATTCCCCTTGTTGGACGGATCACGCGGTTTCGTCGCGGCCACATCGCGGCGGCGTCTGGACGTCTGGGCGTTCGCCTCAGACAGCGCGGACATCATTTCTTTCTCATAGGTCTGCGCCGCCAGCATGTCCTTCATGAACAGCGCGGCTTGCCTGAACGTCGCCTTCTCAATCGCGCGAGGGTACTGATCCGTCAGGATGTTGGTGTCAACGGTCGCCGATAACGGCACGAACTTCACGTTCGCCGTCACCTCAATATCGTAGGCCGCGTCCGGGTAAGGGAAGAATCTGTACTTCAGGATACCGCCGTATTCAGCGTAGTATTGGGGCCGCCGGGCGCGGCCGTCCGGGTAGAGCATCGACAGCATTTCGATGTCGCGGCGGAATATGGGAATCCACGCGCGATCGAGATCACGGTACTTGATCCGCATCGCGCGTACCTCAAGAATCCTCGGTGTTTCGGCGCTCATGTCGAGGATATCAGAAGACGGGCCAACTGTTTTCCCGGTGATCACAGTCTGAAACAGATCGTGATCCATGACCTGTAGCAACTGCTCTTCCGCTTGGCCTATTATGTTCGGCATCTCCACCACCAGATCGCGATTGTTGGCGTATAACCAGAGGGGGGTTCTCCGCGCGAGTTCGGTGTAGCTTATGTCAACCATTTCAATACCCAACTCTCGGCGGGCGTCCCTCGACGATGGACGCAGTTATTTCCTGATCCGAGATCCGCAAATCGGACTTCGAAGCGTTCACCAGATCATCGGGTTTGGCTTCGTAAATGATTCGTGGGTCGTCCAGCGACCCCAAGTTCTTCACGTCCTGCGGATGGTACGTCCCGAACCCGGGCGTCTTGTCCGCGAACTCGGGAGACACGTCCCCCTGCCGCACGTCCTCGGTGAAATCGTTCGCCTTGCGGGTGAAGCCACTGGCTTGGCATGTGCGCCACCCCTTGCCTTTGTTCGGACGCACGCGCGGCCCGCACCCCCTTACCAGACGTCCCATCAGTGCCGCCTCCCGCCAGCGCGCCGGAACCTGTAGTTGGTCCGCTGGCGGTCTGCGTTCTGGGCAATGACGTTCGCTTCGTCGGCCTCGGTCTTGAGGCGCGCGATCAGCGTTTCGTTGTAGCCGCCGCCTTCCATCGGCCGCTTTTTGGCCAGTTCCAGCGCCACCCCCGTGACGAGGGCTTCAAGCCACCGGCCCGGCGCGTCAACGCCGTTCTCGTACCCGTCGAATCTCGCCGGGCGGGCGATGTACCAGATGTGCAGGTATTCCGTGACGTTCGCCCTGCCGACAGGATAAATGCTTAACCGTGGCGGGGACGACCGATTGAGGAAATACTGGCTCGGCTGGCCTTTGGTCAGCTTGGTCGTGATCTGCGCGTATTCCTCGGGTCCAATGCGGCGCATCGGGCTTTCAGAACTCGCGTTCGGGTCGTTCGGGCTGGAGTTGACGTTCACCTGAAAGACGTCATCAACTTCCGCCGGCAAGGTGAAGGTCGGCGTTCCGCCCGCGCCCTTGGTGATGACATCTACGCGCCATGTGTTGTAGCGCAGTGCCGCCCACCGCTCCATGATGATGCGGAGCGACCGGCGAACTTTCATAATGTCTTCGGCTGTTACGTCCTGCCCACCTGAACGGTGGACAGCATCTTCAACAAGATCTGCAAAGTCGAGTCCTGTGTCTTCCATCATCGTCCTCCTAACTGAACGTCAGATCAGAGGTGTCGCTAACTCCACGAGGTTTCGACGATCTGCGCCTGCAAGAGAACCACGCCGTTGGCGGTGGCACCATTTGCGGTGAGGGAGATTTTGACCTTTTTCTCCTTGTTCTCGGCTGCGCCGATTTCCACACCGTCTGTTGGCCGGGTGACGATACTTGGATCAACCCCTGCGGCGATGCTGATCTGATTGCTGTCATCAAGGTCTGACACAGCGATGGTCAGGACCGGGGCGGTACCGCCCACGACCGGGATCGGAATCGAGTACCCGAGGATCATCACATACGGCGGGATGTTGAATTCTTCCGTCGCGACGCTGACGTCGAGTTCGATCTGCATGTTTGCCGCGTAGGTGGCGCTCACCCGGCGGTCATAGCCGAGGCTGCCTGTTTCGGGAGACATGCCCATGGTGGTCACATCATATGCTTGGTGGCCATAGCGGCTACGGGGGTCGGTCTGGTCTTTCATTGCGGCTGACATGGTGCGCTCCTTTAACTGCGTGTGCGGGGGGAAACCCGCTCGACGCCGGATCATCCCGGCCCCGAGTACCGCGAGATTAGCACGGCCCGACGCCTTTTAACAGTATGGCTTGACTTCAACCCCGGTGTTGTTAAGTGTTCAAATGCTAAACGTATAAACTGCAACACATGGATACCCTAATGTCGAAACGCACCACATGGACGACATCCACATTCACAGCGCAGGCGGATACTATTCACGACGGTAAATACGATTATTCAGACGTCGTATTCAGATCCACCAAGATCAAGGTCAGCGTCGGTTGCCCGGAGCATGGCCCTTGGCGCGTGGTGCCTGCGTCCCACCTGCGCGGTTCAGGGTGCCCTGCGTGCGCGCGAGAGGCCAACAAGGCAAAGATCGCCAAGGGCAAGGGGCTGGGGTCGCGTGACGCGATCCTGACCCGGTGCCACGAGGCGCACGGGGACAAGTTCGAGTACCGGGGAATCACCGACGCCACCCGCGTGACGGACAAGGTGACGATCGTTTGCCCTGAGCATGGTCCTTTCGACCAGACGTTGATGTCGCATCTGCGCGGGCACGGTTGCCGCGCTTGCTACGACCAGACCATATCGGCGCGGATGCGATCCGTGCCGCGGTCCGACCGGGTGGAGCGCGGCCGGTCGTGGGCCAAGCGCAACGGCTACGGCGGGCGCGACAACCTGATCGCCAAGCTGGGCGCGGTCCATGACGGCAAGTATGATTTCTCCGCCGTCACCGACGACACCCGTGCGACCACCCGGATCACCGTGGTCTGCCCGGATCACGGTGAGTGGTCCACCCTCCCCAACTGGGTTCTGAGCGTCGGGCACGGGTGCCCTGACTGCGCCTACGCCGAAGGGTCGAGCAAGGGCGAGAGGTCGATGGCGGATTTCGTCGCAGGACTAGGCGTCACCGTGGTGCGCAACGACCGTGAGACGGTGGGGATGGAGATGGACGTGTGGGTGCCGGAACACCGCATCGGGATCGAGTACAACGGCAACTACTTCCATTCTGACAGGTTCTCCCGCCAAGCCAAGCTGACCCATGTAAAGACCAGCCTTGCCCGCGAAGCTGGCGTCAGGCTCATAACCATCTTCGAGGACGAGTGGGTCGATCCGGTCAAGCGCAAAGTCACCGAATCTTTCCTGCGGGCGCAGCTAGGCGTGTTCGACCGGGCGCTGAACGCGAGGAGCATGACGGTGGCCTACATCGACGGAACCGAAGCCAAGGCGTTCCTCGACACCGCACACATGGCGGGTCACACCGCCGCGAAGCATAATCTGGCGCTGATCGGGCCGGACGGCAGCATCGCCATGTTGGCCACGTTCAGAAAGCCCCGGTCTTTCATGGGCAAGACCGGCGTCGATATGTGGGAACTCGCGCGCATGGCGGCGGCCCCCGGCATCAGGGTTAGGGGCGGCGTGTCCCGGCTCATGCACCACTGGCGCAAGACGCACCCTGAACCCCTGCTCAGTTACGTTGACCGGCGGCTGCACGCGGGCGGTGGGTATGAAGCGGTGGGGTTCAAACTGGATGGGGCCACGGCACCGGGCTACTACTGGACCAAGCACAGTACGCGGAAACACCGGTACTCGTTTTCGAAGTTCAGGTTGAAGCTGGAGTTCGATCGGGGGGCGTGTCCTGAGTACGCCGACGACAAGACCGAGGATCAGATCATGCGTGAACGCGGATGGAGCAAGCTGTATGACGCGGGCAATCTCAGGTTCGTTATGTCCTGAACGTGGAAAAGGAGCCGCTTTGCAGCGGCTCCTCTCAGTAAAAGTGTTTAGTTTCAGGCAGTTCCCGGTGAACCATAAATGGAACGTGGGTCCATGCACGAAAATGCATACCGTTCGTATGCAAGGACTTTTAGCACCTGATTGTCCTGCCCGTCGCCTTCTTCAACGTCGAGAGGAGTACGCGCCCAGTGCGTCATGCCCTCACCGACCGACGTCAGCAACGACCATGCGCGAGGATCGCTCAGGTAGTTGTTGAGCCGATACCCGTCAGGGATGATGCCCATCGTGTGCATCGCGGAGATATCGTTGTCCCCGGTGCCGATGCGACCACCCGTGGTCTTCATCAAGCGCTCTGCGGTGAATTGCAGACCGTTGGGTACGACCATCCGCTGCGGTGTGCAGTTGATGCGCAGCCCACGTTCGTCAACGAAATCGGCGATCTGAATGGTAGCCGCTTCGAGCGACGTCTCGTTCAGGTCAGCGATAGCCGACGCCCGATTCGAGAACATGTCACCGTTCTTGAGTGGGTGCGCCGAGTTGACGACGGAAACACCGTCACCAGTCTGGGACGTCGTGAAGATGCCGTCGTAAAACGAGGCAGCGCGGACTTCCTTGGTCTGGACCATCGAGCGTTTCAGCGCGCGGCTGTAGCGGGGCACCAGATCGAAGTACTGATCGTCCTCGACAGCTTCGCGTGTGATGACAAAGCCCAGAGCGTACGCTTCCATCTGGACGCGTCCTTTCCAAGTGTCAGCGGCATCGTCGAAGATGACGGGTGCCCCTGCTTCTTTGCCCGGAGCGAGGCCGAAGCCGCTTTCCATCACATACTCTTCATACGCTTTCCGGCTGGAACGCGTGGTGAAGATATACCCGTACTGCTCTTCGTAGTCCTCGTATTCGAGGCCGAAGAACTCGATAATGCCCGGCCAAAGGTGTTCGGCCAGTGCGGCGCGGTTAATAGCAGCCATTGTTCAGCCCTCCTTAGGCAGCATCGGCAGCGGTCATGCTCTGGGCAATGACGGCTACTTCGATGATGGGTTCAGCATTTGTCCACGCATTGCCCGGAAGCGGTGCGAGACGTTGAATAGCGACCGGGCCTGTGGCCGATACGGCCCCAAGCGTTACCCGACTGTCGCCATAGATGTCGCTGCCAGCGGCATAGACCATGGCGCGTCGCGTGCCCACATCAGCTTGGGTGAACGCGACTCCGTTATCCCCCTTGATGTAGAACAGCGAGTGCGGCGGCATCGCAATGTGCGCGATAGCGTCGCTGCGACCAGCACCACCGTCCCACATGTTGCGAAACACGTAATCCCCGTTGGAATCGACATAGCGACACCCTTGGAAAACGCCGACAATAGGAGCCGCCGCGACGGCCCCCGCCGAGTTACCGGAGAATTCTTCGACGAATCCCCCGTTCATTACCACCGGGTCGCCAGTATGGATTTTGCTGGTATTAGCAGGTGCGATGTTGAACTCGTTGAAGTTCCCCGTGTACCCATCCATGCCTTGCGACCGGGCAATTCGTAGACCGAAACCAGACATTGGTTTTATCCTCCTTTTGCCATTGCTTGTGCAGCCCCGTCGCCCACATCTCGGACGCCGGAACCACGGTCCTCGTAGCTGGTGGGCAGCGGACCGCTTACACCTTGCAACCGGTTGGCCGCAGCTACGTTCTCCTGCCGAACTTTGCGATAATGTTCATCGCGCTGCTGGCAGAATTCTTCAGGGATTTTGGCGAGAACAAGACCACCGTGTCGGGCAAGGCCGTCTTCTTTATCGTCGTCGTCCACAATCAAACCCAGTTGACTGGCTTCTTGGATCTGAACGAATTCATATCCTTCCCGCCTGCTCATAGTCATGTTTCGGGTGTCTTTGACGCCGTTGACCTCTTCTCTGATCCAGCGGAATCGGTATCCGTCTTTCGGCTCGGGGGTTTCAAGCTGTGCGACGGGGGTCCAACGGTCTATGCCCGGTGATGCACGGCGTTGGGTGGTTTCGGCATCGCGGCTATCTGTCTGCCGCGTCGGTGTCGAACGTGGGGTACGGCTCATGACATGATCCTCCCGGAGACTGGGGCGTCAGGCAGTAAGCCCTTGGCCACCGCCTTGGCGCGGGCAGCGTCCCATGCTTTTGGGTCTAGGCCGAAAGCGTCCATGCCGCGCTGGATGCTTTCAGTGTACCGGCGCGGTGCGCGCTGGCCTGTGACCTCTTGTTCGGCGCGGGCCGCTGGAGATGCGGGCGCTCCGGCGAAACGATCGGGGAAACGTTGTTTCATGGCTCTGTCAATCGCGTTGAAATACTCGGTTGACCCGACCTTGAACGTGCCAGCGGCGCGAACGCTGCTGTCGATCTCGTGCGATGCACGCGTCATGTCTTGGTCGATACCGTACCATTCCTTGTGGCGATCCTTCCAACTGTTGAGGTTTGTGGTGTCCAGATCTCCGCCGGGGGCCGGGGCAGATCCGGTGGTGCGGCGCTCACGCGCTTGCAAGTCGCGCTTGAACTGATCGGCTTCGGCGTTGACGCGCTCTCGTTTGGCGGCAGCCTCGCTGAGTTTGCGCTGTGCAGCCGCAATGACCGCGCCGTCACCGTCGTCATGCGCGCCTGCCAGTTCCCGCTCTGCCAGATCGACAGACGTCTTGGCATCCGTGACCGCTTGCGTCACGCGGCTCTGGGCCGCTTCGACTTGGTTGGCTTCGTTTTGCTGCTGGCTGTTGCGGGCGATCTGGTCGATCTGCCCTTGCTGTCTAGCCAGCCGCGACTCCAGTGCAGCGTTGCGCTCTTCGAGTGCGGTCATGGCTGGGTTCGGGGCCGGCGTCATATCAGCCGCGCCGCCGCCCGAACCACCCTCGCTCTCTGCGTCACGCAGAACTCTGAATTTAAACTGTTTCATCTGCGACCTCCTGCGTCAGCCAACCGCCTTCTACGGTGGCTATAATATCCGTATCCGACAAAAAAGCCAACTCTTGCCCGTTCGAGAGCTGGAAAGCCTTGCCTGCGTAGCGACCGTATAGCACACGATCCCCTACTTTACACCACGCACCCGTGGGGAACCGGTCGTCGCTGTGGTTGTACGCCACCGGTCCGACGCCGACAACAATACCCTGCGGCGATGCCTTCGTGCGCATGTCCGTGTATTCCTGATCCATGATCAGACCGCCAGCCGTGACCTCGGGGATGGTGATCATCAGCACCATAACCGACCAGCCTGCTGGCGTCGGCGTTACGCCCTTGTGCTCGACGAAATCCGCAACCTGTGCGGAGATCTCGTCGCTCGACACGAAATCGTCGGTGTTCATGCGGTGTTTCGACAGCGGCGAAGCCGGTGCCGTGACAGCGGCAGCGTTGGAAGCGCGCGATCGTTGCGTCGCCTCCATCACATGCCTCGGTAAAAGTAGGCTCATATCGTGGTCTCCTCGGTGTTGTCCCCGCCGGGGTGACGGGGATTTCGTTCAA